TTTTGCCGCCCTTTGCCCGTCCCGCCCTTTTTGCCCTCGCCCAGCTTGAACTTTCCGGTAAGGTCTTCTTCACGCCCGGTGCGCTGCCCCCGGCGGGTGATTTCCTCGCCGCGTTCGTTGTAGATCGGCAACCGATCGTCAACCCCCCAGTCGGGGTGATACGGCACATGCACGCAGCCGCAGGCGATCACCTCGCGGGCCGGCGCTTTCGGGTCGCGGGGATACATGAGGGCCACCGAACCGATGAGAAAAGGCTTGTTCACCGGCTGCACCTGGCCGTGCAGCAGCAGGTGATTCTGCCGCGGCCGGCGCGGGTGCCCGGCGTGCCACCACTGCTTTTGCAGCCCCGGCACGCTGCCTGCCGCCTCTTCCATGCCCAGCTGCGAGGCGGCGGAGTAGGCGCGCCCCATTTCGGTCAGGGCGATGACGCGGGCGCGGGCTTCGATGCTGGGGAAGATGCCGGGGCTCTCCAGGGCGCCGACGATGGCCGAATAGACCTGGTGCGGCGTTTTCTGCCCGAGAATGCCCAGGGTCAGCTCACCGCGAATTTTGGTGAACGCATCGGCGGCCAGGCCGCTGATCTTGTGCGCCGAAAAGTCTTGCAGGGTGCGCAACAGCGCCTGCGGCACCATGCGCGCGCTCATACCCAGCTGCCCGGCGGCGCGGGCCGCCGCAGAGGGCAAATCCTCGCCCAAGTCCCAGGCGCCGGCCAGCTGCCCGGTCAGTTCGCGACCGGCGGCGGACTCGAAGGTTTGCAGCGCCTTTTCGATGCTCGCCAGGTTCTGCCGCAGGGCGGCGGCGCTGTAGCTGTCGCCGGCGACAGAGAGTAGCTCATCGAGAATCTGCCGCTTGGCCTCGGCCAGCAGAGCGGCCACGGCCGCCTGCCCGTCAAGAATCTTTTGATCCTTCAGCTTCAGCAGGCGCAGAACCTCGGCGGAAACAGCGGACATCTATTCTTCCCCCTCGGCAACCGGCGCGCCTGGCTTGTCCGCCGAAGCCTTGCGCGAAGGCGGATAGTCTTCAAACCCCTCCTCCAACTCCATCGCCTCCGGATCCAGCTCGTAGCCGATCATCGCCAACACGAAGGCGAACACCTTCACCGCGTTCTCCTGATCGATCCAGTTCTGCGCGGCGGCGGCGGTGAGGGCGGTGACGATATCGCGCACGGCGGTGCTGAGCTTGGTCACGTCTTTGTCCTTGGTCTCCGGGCGCTGCACGGCGAAGGAAAAGGCCTCTTCGTCCGAAACGTTCAGGTAGCGGGCATCGCGGGCGCTCTGGATGACGAAGGTAAAAATCGTCTCGAGGATGTACTTCCACATGTTCTGCCGGCTGTCGATAAACGCATCGATCGGCCCGTTGCTCTCGCTGGCGGTGGCGCGGTTGACGTCCGATGCGCCGCCGTACCAGTGGATGGGAATGCTCTTGCTGCTGATGATGTGGTTGCGGAAGACGGCGGCCGCCTCCTTGATCTCCAGCGCCTTCAGCTCCGGGGCGACCGCTTCCCACTTCACCTTTTCGTTGTGCACGCGCAGGGCGCCGTCCGGCGGGTTGGCGTTCTCGTTGGCGAAGGTCTGGCAGGCGGTGGCGTCGGCGCCGTCGATCGTCACATCCCAGATGTAGGCGTTCTGCTTGCGCGCCTTGCCGCTGTAGGCAAAAACGAACTCCTCGTATTCCTCCAGCCAGTCGGCCAGGGCGAAGATATCGGAGGTCCCATACGGATCGTTGCTGACGCTGTTGATCTTGAAGAGAAAGCACTGGCCATCGGTGAACGTCTCGCGCTTTTGCCGCGCCGCCTCGCTGACCACCGTTTCCGTCTCGCCGGTCAAAATGGTGCGCAGGTGGCGGACGCGCCCGCCTTGCAGGTCGGTCACCTGCACGCCGATCAGCACCTCGGCGTTTTCCGGGTCGGCGTAGACCTGGGAGATCTGCGCCGGATCGACCATCCCCAACCGCACCCTGCCGGTCTGCTCGGCGACGAATGCCGGCCAGCATTGCAGCCCGAAGACCGACAGCTCGCGCGATTTGCTCTCCAGCTTCAGGTCCAGCCGGTTGACGGCGTCATAGAAGAAATCATCGAGTATCTGTTTCACCTCGTCGTTTTCGGCGGTGTAGGTGAAGCCCTTGCCGACGGACAAATAGGTGAGCGTCTCGATGATCCAGCCGGCCAGGGGGTTGAGCTTCCACAGCCAGTAACAGATCTCGACCTGCCGCTGCCAGGTGGCCACGGGCAACTCGCGGTCGCTGTTGCCGGTGAGGCGGCGCCACTGGATATCGTCCTGGCCCACCGCCGAGGCGGCCGGCAGGCGCTCCTGCACGGCTTTTTCGATGGCGGCGCCAAAAAGTTTTTGAACGACGATCTTGCCCAAACCCATTACCGTGACCTCCTGCCGAACATGCGGCCGAGCCGGCCCATGCCCAGGATGCTTTCGCGTTTTTCTTCTTTGCCTTCGTTGGCCGGCTTGGCGCAGACCGCCGGCACCAGCCCCGCCTCGCACAGCCCCAGCAGCATTTCCAGCGCGTCCGGACCGTCGTCATGGCCGCCGCGGTTGCTCGGCCGGTAGTAGATCAATTGGCGCTTCAGTTCGCGGTGCTCGGGCTTGAACCGTATCCAGCCGTTTTTGATCCACGGCTGCAGGCGGATAATTCTTAGATCCTTGTCGGCCGTCGGCTTGTGATCGTCGACGTTGATCGTCATGCCTTTTTCGTGCGCCAGCTTCTCGAACTCGCGGGCGAAGAACTCCTGAAACTGCACCGTCTCCATGCGCAGCTTGTCGAAGGGATCACGCTCGTGCCAGGCGAGGATGTCGGTCATGATCCGGTCCGGCTGGCGCTTTTCGATATCGGCGATATCCAGGTAAAGGATGCGCTCTTTCATGCGGCCGCCGAGGATGGCGCTCGGATCGGCGCGCTTGTTGCGCTTGCCGAGGCTTGGATCGACGGCGCCGGCATGCGGGATGCCGTCCAGGTCCACGGCCCCCTCTTCCCAGTCGACGAACCACTCCTCGAGGAAAACCTGATCCTCCGGATTCAGCGGCTCGTTCTGCTTTTCTGAGTCGAAGAAGGCCGGGCCGTCGGAGACCCGCATTTTCATCAGGTAGTAGTACGGCTCCATCTCCGGCCAGAGCACCAGCGTGCCGGCCAGCATCGCCTCCTGGTGCTGCGCGAAGAAGGCGTCGGCGCGGGTCTCGGCCTCTTCCTTGCCGACGGTCAGATCGGAGAAGATCCGCTCCCACTCGTCCCACAGCTTGCGATTGCTTGCCCACTGCAGGACGGCCTTGAACTTGCGCCCTTTCCAGCCCGGTTTCTCCAGCAGCTTCTGCAGCAGCGATTCGTGGTGCAGCACCGTGCCGACGACGATGTAGACGGTGTCCGGCTGGCCGATCTTCATCAGCGCCTTGAAAAACCACGCCTCCAGCTTGCGCCGCTGCTCGGCCGACTCGACCGCTTCGTCGTTCTCCAGGTCGTCGCCGATGACCAGGTCAGGGCGGCAAGCTCCGTGGCGCAGGCCGCGCAGCTTCTGCCCGGCGCCCGCCGCCTGAATCTTGACGCCGTTGCGGGTAATGATTTGGTCGGCGCGCCAGACCGGGCCTTCGCCGACCAAGTCGGGGAAATCCTGTTTCAGGCGTTCGTTGCTTTCCAGCTCCACCTTGATGAAAGAGAGGAAAGCTTCGCCCTGGGCGCGGGTCTCGCTGACGATCAGCGGATAGCGCCGCTTGCGGTAGGCGGCGCACCAGATAGGCAGGCCGAAGGTGCTGTCCGTCGATTTGGCATTGCCGCGCGGCGCGGCGTTGGCTTCCTTGTCGCCCTCGCCGGTCTCTATGGCCCGGTTGATCATGTCGCGGTAGCGCTCGGCGAAGTACTTGTGCAGAGCGCTGGACGGCTTCGTGAAGTAGTGGGGGAAATAAGTACGGTTGAAAAAATCGCGATCCGTCTCCGCCCGCGCTTTGCGCTCTTTCTGCGCCCGCTTGTCGTCCGAGAAGGGCCGCGCCGCCGCCTGGATCATCTGGCGGATGGCTTCGACATCGCGGGCGAACTGGCGGTCTTTTGCGGGAGAGAGGGTCATGATTGATACTTCTCCCGTCCCCACTGAATCAGATCGTCAAAATTGTTTTCCACCGCCCGCACCAGGTCG